CGGGTCGTAGCCGCACACGCGACGGATGGCGTCACGAGCGATCCAGCGCGCCTGGCCCTCCTCGAGCCCGTAGTACTTCGTGAGCCACTGCGCGCCGAACGTGGAGGCCTGTTCGAGGTCGGCGTCCTTGTTCGCCTCCATGTACGCGTGCATCTGCTCGTTGACTTGCGCGCGCAGCATGCGGAGCTGCGCGTCCACCTGTGCCTCTCGCGCCTTGAGCGTGGCCGCGGTCGAGAGCGCCTGGATCAAGGCCCAGAGGATCAGGCCGCCAACGACGATGCCGACGACGATCAACGCAAGCAGCTCCATCCCCTCGTCGTAGCCACCAGCGAGCGCAAGTAAAGCGCTAGCCGCTACGCATAGTTGCGTGCAGACCACCTATTTGTTCTTGACGGTCTACGTATACGTGCGTAATGTTCTGGTGTCGGGAGGCGATGACGATGAGTGACTACGACACCTGGAAGGCCGCGGCACCCGAGGGCGACGAGCCGGATCTCTGCACCGTCGCCGGCTGCGGGCAGCGGGCGACGATCGACCTGACGAAGACGATCCACGCGTGCTCCGTCGAATGCGAGCAGGACCTGAAGGACGACCTCTGGTGTGCGGAGTGCCACGCGCTCACGGCCGAGGGCGAGGATCACGCGGACGACTGCATGCGCGGGTGGGAGGCGGCAGCACTCGATGAGGACGAGGCGCGCCGGACCGCGTGGGAGTGCCACATCAACAGCATGATCGACGCCGCGAGGGGCAAGTGAGCGCCGTCCGCACGAGCGTCGAGGACGCCACCTTCGCGGCGTGCTTCCGCGCGGGCGACGTCTACGCGCCGTCGAGCCGCCTCGGTCTGCGTGCTGAGGGCCGCGTGTTCATCGCGTCGTGGGCGGACGCTCGCGGCGTGGGGCTGAGCATCGCGGCGGCCATCGAGGAGCTGACGCAGAAGCTCGAGTCGCTGACGGAGATTCGGGCGCTCCACGCCTCGGACGGCGAGGTCATGACCAATGAGTAGGGACGACGTGGTCGCCCTCATCCGCGACGAGCACCACGCCGCGGAGATCCTCGTGCACATGCGCCGCAAGCAGTACCAGGCGGCGCGCGTGGCGTTCGTCGCCGACTGCCCGCGGTCGATGACGCGGCTGCTTGATGCGGCCATGCGGCTCATCGAGGCCCACGAGACCGAGAAGCGCACGCGCTGACGGCCTGCAACCAGCCCGCGAGGCCCTGCCCGTTCCTCCCCGTGCCGGGGTCTCGCGAGCTGCTTGGAGGCTTTCAACCATGACCGCTACGACGACGCAGCAGAACGGGACGACACGCCACGAGCCGACGACGAGCACAGCTCTCGCGCGGCACGAGGAGACCACCATCCAGCCCGCGAACTTCGCCGAGCTCCGCGCGCTCGCGAAGGATGCGGCGGCGTCGCGCTTCTACGGCGCGGCCTCCCCCGAGCAGGCGTTCCTGCTGATGATGACCGGGAAGGACCTCGGCCTTTCGTACACGCAGGCCCTCCGCGCTTTCCACGTCATCGAGGGGCGCCCCGCACTCTCCGCGGACGGAATGGTGGCCGTGTGCCTCTCGCATCCCGACGTGTGCGAGTACTTCCGCACCATCGAGGCGACGCCGCAGCGCGCTGTGGTCGCAACGAAGCGCGTCGGCTGCCCGGAGCGCACGCAGGCGTTCACCATCGAGGAGGCGAAGGACGCCGGGCTCGTGAAGGAGAAGAGCGGCTGGGCGAAGTGGCCGGCGCGCATGTGCCTCGCGCGCGCCCGCTCGTTCCTGGCGCGCGACGTCTACCCCGACCTCCTGATGGCCTCTACGACCCCGACGAGCTCCGCGACAGCGCCGAGGAGCCGAGGCGCGTGGCGTCCGTGCCGGTGGCGCCCTCGTCGTCGCCGGTGGCGGTCGACGTGACGACGGCGGCGCGGTCGTTCGAGGAGGCCATCGGCCGCGCGGCGACGCCGGCGGAGATGAAGGCGATCAGCCAGGCCATCGCGGACGCGAACCTCGGCGAGGTCGACGTGGCGCACCTCAAGGCCGTCTACCAGGCGCGCGTGGCCGAGCTGAAGAAGGCGGGTGCGAAGTGATGCGGCGGCTCACGGCCTCGCGGTTCGGCCTCTCTCTCCGCTGCACCTACTTCCTCCTCGACCACGTCGAGCACGACGAGTCGCCCCAGGGTCCGGCGGCGGCGGAGGGGACGGAGCTCCACGCGATGATCCAGGCGGCCATCGAGCGGGCGCCCGTGCCGGCGACGACGTCGCCCGCGGTGGCGGCGAAGTTCGCGGCGTGGGTCGCCTGGAGCAAGGCCGAGGAGCGCGTTGGCTGGCGCCCTGAGGTGGCCTACGCCTACCACGCGCAGAGCGACTCGGGGCGCGTACTCGAGCAGGCGCACCACCGCGACTACTCCGGCGCGCGCGACGGCGACGTGGCGATGCAGCTCGACGTGGTCTCGTTCGGCGAGGACACGGACGGCACCTACGCCGAGGTCATCGATTGGAAGAGCGGGCAGCGGTCGGAGGCGGCGATCCACCAGGTGAGCCTCGCCGCGCTGGCGGTGTCGCGTGCGCACGACGTCGACCGCGTCCGCGTGCGCGTCGTGTACGTCGCCGAGGACGGCGTGACGGTCGACGAGGCGTGGCTGTCGAGCTTCGACCTCGACATGGTCCGCGGGCAGCTTCTCCGCGTGCTCGGGCTGCCGGATCCGGAGCCGAAGCCGGGGCAGCACTGCGCGGCGTTCTACTGCCCCGCGCGCCACAAGTGCCCGGCGACGGTGCAGGCGCTCGCCGAGGTGGCGCAGGTGCCGGCGGTGGAGATGGCGCGCCTCGTCGCCAGCGCCATCAAGACGCCGGAGCAGGCCGGCGAGGTCCACGTGCGATTGCGCGTGGTGAAGGATGCCGTGAAGGCCATCGAGGAGCGCGTGCGCGCGGTCGTCGAAGAGCACGGCGCCGTGCCGACCCCGAACGGCAAGGTGCTCCGGCTGGTGACGACGACGCGGGAGACGTTCAGCAAGTCGCGCCTTCCGAAGGAGGACGCCGAGGGAATCATGCGCGAACTGCGCGAGCTCGGCGCGTTGGCGGAGTCGACGAGCTCGTACGTGAAGGAGTGCAGCAAATGAGTCTGACGTTGGAATCCCTGGCGGCCCGCGTGGCCGCTCTCGAGGCGCGGTTGGTGTCGGCGGAGAAGGTGCGCACCGCGCACGCGGAACTCCCGGAGGTCGACATCGACAGCGATCGCGGAAACCCGGTGGTCCGCAAAGACCCGCCCCGATGGAAGGGCGAGAGCTTCGTCGGCTCGCCCTACTCGGCGTGCTCGGCGGAGTACCTGCGCGCGCTCGCGGGCTTTCTCCAGTGGAAGGCGAAGAAGAACGACGAGGAGGGGAAGGAGAAGTACGCCGGGTACGACCGCCTCGACGCGGCGCGGGCGCTCGCGCATGCGGCGCGCATCGAGGCCGCGGCGAAGGAGGCCAAGCGGTACGGCACGACGGGCCACGGCGCGAGCGCGAAGCACGCGGTGACGCCGGAGCCCGACGGCGACGGAGAGGCGGACGTGTGGGCGCCCGGAGGGAACGATGATTCGATCCCGTTCTAGTCATCGCGTGTGCAGCAAGTGCGGCATGAGCAAGCCGCTCGACGACTACTACCGCCACCCGCGCGCCTCGCTAGGCCGCGACACGAAATGTAAGGAGTGCGCAAAGCGTATGGTGTCAGCGAACTACGGGGCCAAGCGTGCGCAGTACAGCGCGTACGAGCGCGAGCGCGCGCAGCAATCCGAGCGCCGCCAGGCCGCGCGCCAGCAGACGAAGCTCTATCGCGAACGTCACCCGGAAAGGGCGCGCGCGCACAGGATGGTAGCGTACTACAAGCACACCGGCGCGCTCGTTCCTCGGCCGTGTGACGGCTGCGGGGCCGTCGATGGCCTCCAGGCGCACCATCACGACTACACAAGGCCGCTCGACGTGACGTGGCTGTGCTTCAAGTGCCACCGGGAGCGCGGACACGGCCAGGTGGTGACGCCATGAGCGCCCTCTCCGGAGCACGCGCCGCCCGCCTAGAGCGCGCGCGGAAGATCGCCGAACTGAATCGGCAGGGGCTCACCGACGCGGCGATTGCCGCCGCGTTGGGGTGCTCGATCGATGTCGTGACGAGGACGTTGGATGCGCCCGTGCGGGAGGTGCTGCGATGACCTCCCCCACCGTGAACCCCGCGCACATCGACTGCAACGCGCAGCTGTTCCGGGCGCACCGGACGCTGGCCGACGCGATCAAGCGCGCGGAGGCGGCGGAGGCGGAGCTTGCGAAGACGCGCGAGCATCTGGGCGACGTGCTCCGCGAGCGCGCGAAGATGGCAGAGCGACTCGCCGCCCGCCCCGCCGCAAATGGCGCAACGTCCGACGGTCGCCGTCGGGTGACGTGGAACAGGCGGCCCGGCGACACGATCGCGCACCTGTACGTCGAGAAGGTCACCGTCTGCGCCGTCCCTGTCGCCGACGTGGAGAAGGCCGCCGCGGTGCTGGAGACCGTCATCAACGGCATCGTAGCGATCGAGCGGGCGCGCCTGACAGGGACGGGGGACGACGTGCGCGATGCGTTCATCGGCGCCGCGACGGACGCGGCTCGTGCGATGAACGGAGAAGCCGCCCGCCCCGCCGCGGAGTCGGTGGCGGTGCCGCCGGAGGTGCGCGTGGTGTCCAACAGCTTCGGCGCGTTCAGCGTCATGGTCGGCGACACGACGTTCCACACCTCCGAGTATCGGACGAGCGCGGACTCGATCGCGCAGATCGTCAGGCGCGCGTTCGATGCCGCCGCCCACTGGCCGCGCGCCGTGTCGTCGGAGGAGGTCGAGCGGCTGAGGGCGGAGCGGGACGACCTCATCGAGCGTCACGGTCAGCTCGTCGAGGCGGCGCTCGATCACCAGGCCGCGCGTGAGGAAGCGGAGTCTCTCTGCAACGCGCTCATGTCCGCCGGGATCGCGGAGTGCGAGCGGCTGCGTGGAGCCATCCTCGTCATCGCCGACGACGGCGCGGAGATGTCGCGCCTCTGGCGGCGGAAGTACGAAGAGGAGAAGGCGAACCACTGCGAGGCGGTGAGGCGCGAAGCCGCCGCCCGAGCCCAGGGCGCGGCGGAGGAGAGGGGAGCACTGCTCGGGACCGACCAGCCGTACACGGTGCTGGACTGCCTGACGCAGCTCGCTGACGCCGCGCAGCACCTGCTCAGCGATCACGACTGCGATGCGCACGGATGGGAGGGTGTGACCTACGTCATGCGCGCGGCGCGTGCCCACGCTGATCGCATCCGCGCCCGCGCCGCGGCTGCGGGGGCAGAGGGACAGACTTCGGGCACGACGCCCGCGGAACAGAAAGGACAGGACGATGGAGCCGGAAGAGAGATTTCTCGCGAGGAAAGGCTACGAGGCGTACGCCAAGCAGAAGAGCGGCATGCCGACGTTCGGAGCCCTGCCGCCGGAAATCGTGGCGGCATGGGAGGCCGCGGCGACGGAGATTCGCAACGAAGTGTTGTCCTGGGAGAGGGAGAGCGGGAGCAGCGAGTAGCTTCTCCCCCGCCGTGCGCGGCGTGCGGGGGCAGTGGGTGCGTCGACTGCGTGGGGCTCGCCCCGCCGCCAGCGTCCGACGAGGAGATCGTGGAGCGTGTGTACGCGCGCGCTGCGCCGAACGTGGCGAAGAGGCGGCTGACGGCGTCCTCGGCGACGGCGGGGGAGGACGAGGTCGAGGCGAGGGCGCTGGACTGGTTCGACGAGCATCTCGGCGCCGCGGAGTGGCGAGGGCCGCACATCCAGTCCTTCCTCTCCCTCGTCCGCTCCGAGCGCCGTCGCGCGTACGAGCGGGCGGCGAAGGAGGCCGAGACCTGGGGTCCGACGAACACCGGCTGCGACAAGACGATCGCCGCGCGCATCCGCGCTCTCGGCGGCGAGGAAGGAGGCTCGACGTGAGACGAGAGAAGCCCGAGCCGGCGATCTTCAAGCTTCGCTGGCGGTTCTACACCTTCGTCGGCTGCGAGGCGTGCGGCCGAACGATCTACGAGGACCACGTCCTGGTCGCGGACGAGAGTGACGAGGACGGTTGCTCTGTCGGCGCACACTTCTGTCGCGCGTGCGTGAAGACCGTCGCGCGGCTCGCACTCCGAGCGCCACCAAAGCAGAGGTCGCGCAACGCGGGCGGTCAGCGATGAGGAAGCCGAGGGCGCGCGAGCGCAAGCCGCCGCGGGTGGTGTGGTTCGTCGCAGACAACGCCGGGGTGCTCTCTGACGATGCCGGCTACTGCTTCACCGAGAGCGGAGCGCGCATGGCAGCCCGTACGCTGGACGCCGCCTCTCCAGGCGACGCCCCGCACACCGTCCACCGCTACGTGCTCGACGAGAGGAAGGGGAGAGGGGTGAAGAGGACATGAGCGACAAGCCGAAGCTGGAGAAAGTACGCGCGATCGACGTGGTGCCGTACCGGTGGGCGCTTTGGTGCACCGTCGGAGGGAGCAAGCCGTTCGCGAACGACATCGTCCACATGCGCTGGAGCGACGACGGACGCCGGATCCACTTCGGCCTCGACTCGCACAACTTCTACAGTGCCGCGCCGGACGACGAGCTGGAACTGGTGCCGGTCGAGCCCAGCGACTACGGCCGGGAGTCCGGCGCGAGGATGCACGCCGAGTTCCTCGCGGAGCGCCCCGTGGTGTGCGCGACGTGCGGGCACGCGCTGGCCAAGGAGACCGCCGATGCCGCCTTCTGACGCCGCCATCCGCGCGCTTTGCGACGCGGCGACGCCGGGGCCGTGGTACGCGGAACTCGGCGGGTACGTGTACCGAGACTCCGAGGACGACCGCGACGACGACGAGGAGGCCCTGGTCGACGCGGGGACGATGGCCGACGCCGCCTTCATCGCCGCCGCGCGCGAGGCGTTGCCGGCGTTGCTCGACCGCGTGGCCGCCGCCGAGCGCCACGCAGCCGACGCGACGGCGGCAGCGCAGGCAGCGAACAACATGGCGGCAGACGCCGAGGCGAAGCTCGCCGTCGCGGTGGCCGCCCTCGAGGCGGCCGCGACGGAGTTGCTTCACGCCGGGCAGGGTGAGCCCGGCTACGGCTACTTCTGCGGCGGCGACCCGCGCGAGTTCACGCCCGACCCGGAGTGCTCGACCGATGAGGAGCGCGCCGCCCACAAGCGCGACTGCGAGGCGTGGGAGCGCGGCGAGCAAACGCATTCGGTGCAGTTCGGCACGTCCGCCTTCACGGAAGGCACCACGCACGGTCACGTGCACCACGCCGGCTACGGGCTCGGCACGTACCAGTTCTCCGACGAGCGCATCATGGCCGCGTATGAGCGCGCCCGCGAAGCGCTCGCGGCGGTCGACGCCCTCGACGGCGGCGGCGGAGGGGGGTAGGCGGTGAGGGACGACGTCGTTGCGCTCTACGTCGACCCGCGCGGGCCGTACCCTCGGCTGGTCCGGGAGTGGTACGACGAGGCGCGCGACGCGCGGACGTACGCGGGGCCGTGGCCAGTAGTGTGTCACCCGCCGTGCGGGCCGTGGGGCACGCTGCGCTCCCTCTCGCGCGAGACGACTCGCGGCCTTGCGCCGCTGGCCATCGACCAGGTGCGCCGGTTCGGCGGCGTGCTGGAGCACCCCATCAGCTCGCGCCTGTTCGACGCGTGCGACTGCCCGCGCGAAGGCGAGTTCCCGGACCGGTGGGGAGGCTGGACGATCGTCGTCGACCAGTGCGCATGGGGCCACGTTGCGCGGAAGCGCTCGCGACTCTACGTCGTGAGCGGGCGCGCGCTCTGGCTCGACCTGCCCGCGTGGCGCCAGCCGACGCACTGGTGCAGCGGAGGAGGCAACGGGCGCGGCAAGACTCCGCCGGGGATCAAGGTGTGCAGCGCGCAGCAGCGGCGACGCACGCCCCCCGCCTTCGCCGAGTGGCTCGTCTCCCTCGCCGCGCAGGCCCGCAACCACCCCGCCCCCGCGGCCGATAGGCCCGCATGACGCCCGAGATGATGCAGACCGCGATGCGAGACGCGCTCGCGGAGGCGAGACATGATGGGGGAGAGGCGCTACGAAAGGTGACGAGGTACGTGATGGCTGTGTGGGATGAAGAGTGGAAATTGGAGTACGAGCCGCCCTTCGGCGACGGCGTTCGGAAGGGCGTCGGCCACACGGCCGTCGTCGATCCGTCTGGGCGCTGGATGCTTTCGGCATGCGGCTACGACATCGGCAGCGAGTGCGACGGCACGCCGGAAGAACGCCTCGCCCGCGCCCGCCTCGCCGCCGCGGCGCCGGACATGGCGCGAGCGCTTCAACGCCTAGCGAACTGGGTGAACCTCGACGCCCTCGGGACGTTCGAGGGCGACCCGCTGCGCAGCGAGAAGGAGGGTAAAGACGCCTTCATGGAGGCGGTCAGGGCCCTCGAGAAGGCCGGAGTCAGGCCGCCGCGTTCGCCCTAGCGCACGCTTCTACGAAACGGGGATAGAGCATCGCCCGCGACAGCGCGTACGTTAGCTCGTCCACGCGGATCGTCCCGTCGCGGTCGTGGTCGAAGCCGACGTTCGGCGCGTACGCCCAGCCGAGCTTCCCGTTCTTCACCACGAGCGGGTAGTTCGGCTCCGCAGCGTGCCCGATGAGGGTCGGAAGGAACACCGCGAGGTAGCACGCCGTCGCGTTGACGAGCTTCCCCATGTGCGGGCGCAGGTAGCGCGCGACGAACGGGAGCTGGTCGACCGCCGACAGCTTGCGGAACGCCGCGTCGCCCTGGAGGTAGCCGAGCCCGCGAAGGATGTGGGGCATGAACTGGATCAGACCCGAGGCGTCCCCGTTCGGGTTGTGGGCGTCCGGGCGGATGCCGCTCTCGTTCATCATCACGGCGAGAAGGTCAGCGGGCTTGCACTTCACCTCGTCGCAGACCGCCCCGAGCTTCGAGAAGAACGCGTCCGGAAGGTCACTCGTGTAGGGGTGGATGGAGCCGCGTTCGGGCTCCGCAGTGCCGGCGAAGGCGCCGAGCGGAGCGGGCGGCCTGAAGTCGTCAGGGGCCATAGCACGCCCTACCCGCCCCGACGCCCGCGAGGAAGAGGGCGACGCAGAGCGCCGCCACCTTCGCCACGAACACGGCGCTGGCTTTTAGTTCATCCACCGAGCACCTTCTTCTCGAGCTCGTCGGCGGCGACGTCGGCGGCGTCCATCTCGGCGCTGTCGAGCTTCGCCTGGTCCTTCGTGATGAGCCCCTCGGCGCCCTTCACGAGCACCACGAGCGCGTCCCATGCGACGGCGATGACGGGAGAGGAGACGCCCACCGCGGCGAGAGCATCCTTCACGGCGATCTCCGCGAGCTCGACGCCGTGCTGCTCGACCTGGTCCAGGATGCCGCTCACGGCGTCCCCCCGTCACACGAACGGCCCCACTGCTCCTTGACGACGCAGCGGCACGTGTCGGCAACGTGCTTCCTCTCGCCCGCCGACGCGTCGAGCGCGGACGCCCGCTGGATGCACGCCACCTGCGCGGCTTCGTACGAAGCGACGGTGGGCAGGTCACGCGATGCCGCGCAGGCGGCGACGAGCGCGGAGAGCATGACGCCCCCCGCGAGAATCTGTCTTGTGGTCATGAGTGCAGGTCCCTTCCGAGGTCCGGATCCGTGGCCCTGTCCTGCGGCGGCACCTTCGCCACCGCGGGCTTGAGGCCAGATTGCGTGAGGATGGCGCCGACGATCGCCATGGCGGCGGTCGAGTCCATCTTTCCCTTCCAGGTGAGGGCCCCGACCATCGCGATGGCAGCAATGGCCACGAGGGCCGGCCCGAGTTCGACCTTGATCGCGTTCATCAGAACCTCACGTGAGTAGCGGCCCATTCGATGAGCGCCCACATGCCGGGTGCAATGACACACACAGCACCGACCGCCTTCGCGTAAGCCTTGATTGCCTTCTTGTCGTCGACGAGCTCGGTGAGCTGCTTCGACTGGTGGGCCAGTTCCTTGTCCTGGCGGTCGAGCGACTTGTGGACGCCGCCGACCTCGCGCAGGAGGTCGCCTTTCATCGTGTCGCGTTCGTGCTCGAGCGCGGTGACGCGCGCGGCGATCTGGGTGATCTGGTTGCCGAGGCCGAGGATCAGCCCCTTCAGCTCGCCGTTCGTCGGCTCGTTCGGTGGTGCCATGCTTGCCATCTCCTGCGCCCTTCCCCGCGCGTCAGGTCAAACCAGGTTGTTGTAGAGGGTGCGGAAGTAGGAGTAGATCGCCTGCCGCGAAGTCAGGTCGCTGGAGTAGTCCGCGGCGTAGACAAGCGTCATGCCGACGGAGCACGCGACGTCACCGTTTCGCGTGGGGTCGCCGCCGATGTAGAAGCCGAAGTTGCCGACGCCGCACGCGTTCGCGACGGTCTTGTCGGGCGTCGACACGCCGGCCACGTAGAGGTTTGCCGCGTGAGGCGTGTTCTTGTTGGCGACGAGCATGAAGAAGCGCCACGCGCCGTCGTTGATCGTCACGGTGCCGTCCGACTCGCCGATGACGAGGTCGATGATGTCGTCCTTGCCCAGGTGGGTGCCGAAAGCGGACATGTTGATCGCCCCGTCGCTCAGCGACACGAGACCCTTTGTTCCGGCCGACGAGGTCTTGACCACCGTGGCGATGGTGATGGCTCCGCCCGACAGACCGGACGCCGCGGCAACGCCGTAGTGCGCGGTTCCCGGGAAGACGACGACCTTTTGACCCGCGAGGTCGGTGGCCGTGGTGATGCCCGCCGCCGACGCCGTGAGCGTGTTGGCCCCCTTCGCGTCCGTCCACCCCGAAGCGTTCGCCGCCGACGGGTCGAACTGACTCAGAAGGTTGGTCGTTGGCGGAGTGGGGCCGCCCGACGCGGGGTGAGATCCGAATCCAAGGCCGAGGCCGAGTCCTAGGTTCATGGCAGTAGCCCCAGCGCTTGCAGTGCCGCGCGGTAAGCTGCGGCTACGACGGCGCGCCCGTCGTTGTTCTCGTGGATGTCGTCGAAGTCGTAGATCGACTTGTAGCCACCGCTCCCGTTGTCGAGCGTCGCGTAGTGGTCGCCGATGCGGTAGTCGACGCCCGTAAGGTTTTGCGTACCCGTCCCCATGGTGTTGTTGTTGAACGGGACAATGAAGCCCGCGACGGAGGTGGCGTCGAAGAGCCCGTACGGGACCACCTTCGATACGAGGATCTTCGCGCTCGGCAGCGCGGCGCGAACGGTGTCGATGAGGTCCTGGACCTTGGTGGTGACCGTGGCCAGGCTGTCGAGGAGAAACTCGAAGTTGTTGATGCCCACCTCGATGATGACTGCCGACACATTCCCCTGGCTCGACCACGGCGATGCGAGAAACTTCGCCTTCTGCCCCTCCACGGTGTCACCGGGGACGGCAACAAGTCCGATGCCATGCCGTTGCGAGCGCTGGGCCGCGGTGTAGACGTCGTGCCCCACGGAGATGAGGTTTTGCCACGAGCCGACGTTCGGCCCGCGTGCGGCCTGGTACCAGAACGACGCCAGCGTGGAGTCGCCGAGGATCAGGAACTCGGGCGTCGTGTCCCTTGGCGCCTGCCACGAGAACCGAGCGATGAACGTCTGCGTCTGCGTGACGTCAGCCACGGTTGACGGCGCGTAGTACGCCGATACCACGGTTGGAGCTGCGAGCGCGCTTCCCGTCGTCGCGGCGGTCGTGTCCGGAGCGGTGACGCCGTTCACGGTGATTCGCACGCCCGCCTGACCGGTGCTCGGCCGGTACCACGCGCGCCACGTCACGTCGTCGCCGACGCGCCACTGAAGCGCCGCCGACGACAGCGGGAAATTCTCCTCCACCGTGAGGATCAGGACGCCGCGGACGGTCAGCATCCAGCGGCCCGACGCGGTCGTCGACGTGTTCGTCGCCTCGTAGTGGAGCGACATCGTGCCCTCGGCGCTCGACGCGGCGAACGCGTCGAAGCTCGGCGCAGTGTCGCTGCCGGCGATCGCGCGCCACGTGCCGGACACGTCGAGATCGCCACTATCGACGATGTTCGACGAGGACGCCGACGGAGCAGATCCCACCCACGAAAGCGACTGGAGATACTGCGTCGGGCACCCGATAAGGGCGCCCGCCAGTGCGACGGGGAGGATCTGCGTGAACGTCATCCCTTGGACTCCGCCGCGAGGAACGACTGCGGGAACGCGAGCATCTGCGCGGCGACGATCGGGGCGCCGAGCGAGAGTTGTGGCTCCGTGATCACCGCCTTGCACGCGTCGTAGTCGGCGTCCTCGAGCTCGAGGGTGCTGCCCACCTCGGCGACGGTGACCTTGCCCATCATGGTCATGACGCGCGCCAGCTTCGCCGGGCTGATGCCCATGCGCTGGTCGGCGAGCACCGTCTCGATGAACCACCGCTTGAAGGTGACCCACTCGAGCGGCGACCCGGTGGTGGGGTTGGTGAGTTGGATGTTGGCAGGAACGGTGATGGTCTTCATGGGTCTCCTGGTCACGACGTAGAGAGCGGGATGAACCACTCCGAGCCGTCCTCGAGAATGACTCCGAGTTTCCGGTCGGCAGCGGCGGGTGTTCCGGTGAGCCACCGGTTGAAGCCGAGTCGCATCTTCACGAGCGACCCACCGCTGTTTGCGGCCGAGTTCCAGACGGTGAAGATGCCGCTGTTCGCCGCGACATACACGCCGCTGGCCGGCCCCGCGGTCGCGCCCGTGCCGTTCGTGATGAACATGGTGTTGGACGCGCTGTTGAAGCTCGGTCCCGTGGAACCGATGCTGAAGTTGCACGCCGACGCCACGGAGACGATTCCGGTGCCCCCGTCGATCCGCATGCGCATGCTACCGCCGCCGTACAGGTCGACGAGGGCGGTCGATGGCGCGCAGACGACGCCAGCGATCGTCGTCGAGAGCACGACCTGGTTGCTCGAGTCGACGGTGAGCGCCTGCACGTCCGCAGAGTGCGCGGCGTTGTTGAAGTTGATGGTCGTGGCGTTCGGCAGACGCAGTGCTCCCGCAGCCGCCGGGTTGGTACCGATGGCGAACGCGGAGAGGGACGTGGAGGCGAGCGACGACGTGACCTTGAGGTTCGCGGTGGCGCTGCCGAGCGTGATGTTGTTGCTCGAGTCCCAGTTGAGGATCGTGTTGTCCGCGCTGTTGGCGAAGTTGCGCCCGACGAGCGTCCAAGCGTTCTTCACGCGGTAGTCGCCGGTGGCCGCGACGTGCCCGCTCAGATCCTTCTGCGTAAGGACGCCGGTGCCCAGGTCGATCGTCGCGGTCGCGAAGCTGGCAGTCGTGGTGCTGACCGAGAAGTAGCTCGTCGAGTTGACGCGAAGGTTGATCGTACCCGCGCTCTGCAGGTAGGTGTTCGCCGGCTCCGTCGCCCCGAGCGCTGAGCCGCCGACGTAGAGGTTGTTGCTCGCGTCAGAGGCGAGCATGACGACGTCTGCGCCGCCGACCGCGTTTCGGAACGCCGCCATGGTGGCCGCGTTGGAGAACCGCAGGTATCCAGCCGCAGCGGGTGTCGTTCCGAAGGTGAACGCGCCCGACGACGAGACGTTTAGCTTGCTCGACGCGTAGGTAAACTCCGCGGTGCCGCCGAACGCGCCCGCGTTGTTGTACTGCATCTGGGTGTCGGAGCCGCCGGGGGAGCCTCCACCCGACGGCGCGCTGCTGACCCACGTCGTCCCGTTGTAGGTAAGAACGTTCCCGGTGGTGCCGCCCGCGATGCCGCTCAGAAGCCCCGTGTTGTCGGTGAGAACGATGCGGTTGCCGCTGCCGCCAAGGCCCGTCACCGTGAGCCCGTTGCTCATCGTGACCATGCCCGAGCCGCCGTTCACGGTGATGCGGGCAGCCGCTCCGGCGTACACGTACGCGTTGAACGCGCTCTGTGCCGCGAGGAATCCGGCATTCACCGTTCCCAGGTAGACCTGGTCGCTGGCGTCGATCTGAAGGACGGTTACGTCGCCGCTCGCCGCCGCATTGCGCGAGGCTACGATTACCTTGTTGTTCGCCGTGCGAATGAGCCCGCTCGCTGCGGGGTTCGTGCTCCCGAACTGCACCGCCGCCGTCCCGCGCACGAGCACGACGCCACCGGAGCCCGTGAGCGAGTCGACGATCTGGTTGCCTGACGTGGAGGACGCGTCGAGGTCGTTGCCGTAGGTGACGCCTCCGCCGATGGCTGACCAGGACGCCGCCGTCGAGCTCGTGGCCACGAGCGCATATCCGGCAGACGGCGTGCCGCTCAGGACGATCGACCCCTGAAGCTTGCCGACGACGAGCGCGGTGATGGGTCCCGTGGCGTCGCCGCCGATAGTCGACCAAACGGTGTCGGTGGCGGCACCGTTGGTCACCATGACCTGGTTGGCGGTGCCGACGCTCGCCGCCGCGTCGAGCGTGCTGCTTGAGGAGTGCCACAGGCCCGAGCCCGTGGGCGCGGCCTGGATGGACATCGCACCGACGTTCCCCGCGTTGTCGACGGTGACCGCGCGGGTGCCCGAGCCAGCGAGGGAGGCGATCTTGACCAGCGTCGTCGAGGCGATGGGGCCCGTGACGTCGCCCGCGAGCGTCGCCGAAACGCTCGACACGGCGCCGGAGAGGTTGATCGCGACGTTCCCCTCTTTGTCGACGATGCCGATGGTGACGCCAGAGGCGACGGAGGCGCGCTGCACCTTGCCGTTGCTGTCGACGACGGCGTTCTCCACGGGGCCGGTGCCGAGCCACGGCAGCGCCTCTTTGTCGATCTTCGCGTCTCGTTGGATCTGGATCGACGTCCCCGCCGAGCCGCTACGAAGCGCTACGCCGTCGTAGACACCCGTCGCGCTTACCGCGAGAGCGGCTGTCGTGGCCGTTACGTACGACTTGCCGTCCTGAGACTTGGTGACCGCGTAGCCCTGGAGCACACCATTGCCCGACGCCGCGAGAAAGGCGCTGAAGATGATGCTGTAGGACTGCGCGGGGAAGGTCATGTTACGGCGACGTGCTGGAGCTCACCCAGACGCGGAGGATCCCCGACGTGCTGGCCGCCTTGACCTGGAGGAACTTGTCCGTGGTCCGCTTGATGCGGAACAGGTACGTCTGGCCCGCCGGCAAGATCGCCGCGTACGCGTCGTTGAACGCGAGCGCGCTGCCCGCGGAGATCGCCGACGTGTCGCTGAGCGAGCTGCCCGTCGCCGAGTCGAAGTAGAAGAACACGTTGACGCTGTCGGCCGCGAGCGCGAGCCACACGTAGTCGCACTCGTTCGAGACGTACTTGTCCGGCAGCGAGACGGCGGTGAGGTCGTACGCGCGCGCGGTGGAGTCCACCGTGAGCGCGAGGATGTTGCCTCGCCGCGGAGGGCAGCGGTCGAAGTACTGACGGTTGGCGTCGCTCATCGTGAATCCAATCTGTCGAGCCCACTCGGCTCGGCCATCTGAAGGTGAACGGGACGGGACGGAGAGCCCTTGTCCGGGGCGTTCTCCTTCTTGCCTTGGGTGGAGACGATCGACTGCTGGAGGCGCTTGAGCGTGCCCGGCTCGAGGGACGGATCCGTCGCCACGTCGAGCACGACACCCAGCTTTAGGCGCTGCTCGTGGGTGAGTGGCTTGGCGTTCGCCTCGCCGCGCGTGACCTCGATGAGCGCTTGCTGCTGCAGCTGCTCGTAGACCTTCGGCGACATGTTCTTGAGCGCGAACACCTCGTGCGTGTTCACTTTGCCGGCGGCGAGGTTCTTCAGGACTTGCTGCGGGTCGGTGACCGCGTCGTAGATGTGCATGAACCGCGTCATGTCCGAGACGGACGCGCGCGGCTGCTTCTCGTGGACGCCGATCGCCGGGCGGTTGACGCTCGGGGGGATCTGCGAGGCGAGGAACTGCATCTGCCGGCTGGCGGTGATCGTCATCGCGGCCGACACGTTCGGCGCGTTCGGGATCGTCATGCTCTGCATGTGGTCCGCGAACGCCTGGTGCGCGGCCTGGACGGCGGCGACGCGCTTGACCGCCTCGGCATAGCGGGTGGCAAGCGGCGTGGCGCTGTACTTCGCGCCCAGGCCCTTCGTCTTGCCGGCGAGCCCCTTGGCCGCGTCCGTGATGAGGAGGTCGGACTCGCGCGCCAGCCTCGCCGCCGCGGCGATGTCGGCGACCTTGTCGAGCGCCGCGGCGGCCATCGCGCTCCCGCGCCGCTGGATGGTCTGATGGAGGATTGCCCCTCCCAGTCCGCCGACGACGTGGCCTACGGCCGCGCCCGGAGCTCCCGCGACGAGCCCGCCGGCCGCGGCGCCCGCATGCCCTGCTGCACCACCCGCGAGGTAGCTCCGCAGCCCCACGGTACGGTTGCTCTTCATCCCTGTCGATGTGCGCTCCGCCGCGTCCGACGCGAGGTTGAGCCCCTGGTAGTCGTGCGCCAGCACACGCAACTTGGTCGCGACGCCTTCGTCGCCGGCATCCTTTGCCACCGCGTCGATCGCGTTTAGCGTCAGCTCGTTCATCTTCGCGCGGATGGTGCGCAGGCCCTCGACGCGCGGGGAGGCGTTGAGCGGCTGGCCCTCGCGGTAGACGATCTGCCCCAAGCCCGTCTGCTGCTCGATGACGTCCTGCACGGGGATCTTCATCTCGCGCAGCGCAGCCTGGCCGGCCTTGAAGTCCTCGGGCGTCGCGGCGTGCTTGAGCATCTGCTGGGCTCGCGCCGTCACGCCTAGCTTCTCGGCGAGGCTGTTCTGGTACGCCTCGAGTCCGTGAACGGTGGCCTCGTTGCCCGCCGTCTTCCGCGCCTCGCTGACGACCTTCTCGGTCTCGTCGAACAGCTCACCCCATGTCACCGATGCGGGCGACGACGCGCGCAGATCGCCGAGCTCCCTGCCGACCTGCTTCTGCGCCGCGGCGATCGGCCCCTGGATCTCCTCGGCCGTGGCGGCGGTCGGCACCTTGACGCGCCGCTTGAGGACGTCGCCGATGCCCTCCTTCCCGCCGGGGAGGTTGATGTCCCCCTCCTTGATAGGCCGAAACCGCGCCTCGGCCTCGCGGGCGATCTTGTACGATGGATCGAGGATGTTTGCCCGCTGGAGGTTCGCCTGCTTGCGCAGCGTGGGCTCGGCGTCGCCGAGGCCCTCCATGGCTGCGCGCTTGAGCGATGACGCGCCCGACTTGAGGAGCGACCCACCCGCGCCGAGCGCGCCGCCGAAGAGAGCGCCCACGGCGCCCTGCTTGGCACCGGCCATGAGGATCTTCTCTGCGGCCAACTGCTGATCGCCGAGGGCTTCTTCGCTGGCCTCTGTAGCCGCGCCGTACAGAGCCGCTCCGGTCCCGTACCGGGCCGCGCCGACGAGTCCCGTCGCCGCCGCCCTCCCGAGCACGCCTCGCGCCGCCAGCCCGGCGGTGTAGCGCCCCGCCGCGCCCGCCGCTATGTCTCCGGCGCCCGAGATGAGGGATGCGGGATTGCTCGCCGCGAACGCCTCGGCGGCCGTACCGCCCGCGCCCGCAGCGCCGCCGACAGCCGTCCCAGCCGCCATGCCCGCGAGCTCGCCGGCACCAAAGATGGTCGGGTGCGCTTCCTGGACCTTCTGGATGCCGCGCGCGACCGCCCCGCCGCTCTGCTTGTCGAAGAGCGTCTCGGCAAGCTCCTTCTCAGCGACGTTGCCGAGGCCCGCGGTGGCGCCCCTGATTCCGCCTTGCTGCCAGGCCTGGAGTGCGCCCGACTGCGGGCCGGCGACGATGGCCGCAGCGGCCGCCGGCACCACGCCGACGCCGCCCGCGCGCAGCTTGCCGTAGACGCCTGGCTGCTCTGGCTTGTTGGCCGCGACCTGCTCGGGCGTGGCGAGCGTGTAGCCGCCCGTCTCGGTCAGAGCCGCGGGAACCTGCTCCTTGGGGAGGCTTACTACCTCGCCGGAGGGGTTGACGACGTTGACGCGGTCGCTCACTCGGGCGGCCCCTCGTCGAACTTGGGAGCCGTCTCGCCCCCGCCTTCAGGTGCGTTGACGAACGACTTGATGGCGTCCTGGCGGCGCTTGATGATCTGCTCGCGAAGGAGCTTGAGCGCCGCGTCGCCCTCGGGGCCGGGCTTGGTGATCTTCCCCTGCGCGGCCTTGAGCATCTCGATCTCCTGGGGCGTCGTCCGCGCCCCCATCGAGTGCCCGTAGTGGATGGCCAGGTCGGTCGACGCCGTCTCGAGCTGCTGCATGTCGGCGCGCCGCGCCAGTGGCTCCGTGGCGGCCGTGGCGTAGCCGGCGAGCTTCCCGCCCATGTCGTGCTTCGCACGGATGGCCAGCGCCTTGTCGATGGTGCGCAGGGCGTCCTCGGAGTTCTGGTCCGCCTCTCGGATCTTCGCCGCCGCTGTCGTGTCGCCCGCGTTGAGCACGCGCCCGTCGAGCAGCCGCACCTGGCCCTTGGAGAGATCCTTTTGCCGCTCGGTCTGTGCCTTCGCGCCCTCAACCTGGAGCTGGCCCTCCGTCTTGGCCTGCTCCATCGTGACGTCGTGCTTGGTCGCCAGCTTGTTCTCGGTGACCTTCTTCGAGTACCAGTCGTAGGGAACGGTCGCGCCGGTCTCGGGATCCACGACCATCGGTCCGCCGCTCGTGGCGTGGACGTACTTGATCGCGTTCGACAGGTACTCGTCCCGCTTCACGGCCAGCGCCGTCTTCGTCTGCACCAGGTTCGCGTCGTTCTGGCTGATGCCGTTGCGCGCGGCCATCTGGTCCGCCTCGGCCATAAGGCGCTGCGTCTGCGCCGCGCCCCACATCTGCTCCGCGCCGCTCATGCCGTAGCGCTGCACGAGTTGGCTGAACTGCGAGTTCTTGGCGGCGATCGCGTTGCGCCGGTTCTCCATCGAAGCCTTCTGCGCCTCGATGTCGTCGTCGGTCTCCTTCTGGAGAGCCTGCATCGCCAGGTTGGGGATGCGCCCTCCCGAGTGACCCTGCGCGAAGCCGCCGAGGGCCACGGCGAGCAAGTCGAGCCCCTTCGACAGCGCCGACCTGTTCTCCCAGGAGCGGTTCGGGTTGATCTTCGTGTTCGCGAGCTGCTGGACCTGCTGGTTGACGTCCTGCTCGACCTTCTGCGCATCCTGCATGAACTTGGTGCGCGCAGCGGTGGCCTCGGCTTGCTGGCGCGCAGCGTCGTCGATGCGCACCTGCGCGGCCATCGCCTGGTTCAAATACTGGCGGCCCGTGATGTCGTGCGCCCGCTCGGCACCCTCGTTCTGCACACCGAACGCCGCGTCGGCGATCTTCGCCTGCGTGGGACCGATGTCCGCGACCTCGTGCGCCGGTGACGTGCGACCGGGAATGAGCTTTGGCCCAGGCGCCGCCTCCGGGGCGGGAGGAGGAACGGGAGGAGCGGCCGCGGGAGGCGGAGACGCGGCCGGCGGAGGCGGAGGCGGCCCCGCGGGAGGCAACGGCGGACCGCTCGCAAGCACCTGGTTCGCGTAGCTGGCGATCCCAGGCTCCGGGCTCATGTTCGGCTCCGGAGGCGGAGGGGCCGGCGGCGGCTGGTTCATCAGCGCCGCGTACTCGCCTGGGTCGGCCACGGGGCCGACGCCTTGCGACCCCAGCACCTGGTCGGCGTAGCTGGCGAGCGGATCGGCCATCAGCGGTACCCGCTCGCCTGGAGCCGCGCCGCTGCGGCGAGGCCGCTCGGCTGCTGCGCCGGCAGTTGGATCGCGCCCTCGGGGACGAAGTTGTTGAACGGCGCCGCGTTCTGCTGGCGCTGCTCGTACGCCGCCGCGGCGAGGCCGCCTGGGCGTGCTGCGCGGTACGCGTCGTAGGCCGCCTGGCGCGCCATGGCCTGCTTGGATCCGGGCGCGCCGACCGGCAGCGACGCCGCGCGCTGCTCGAGCTGCCGGAGGCGCTGCTCGTGGTCCGCCCCCGACGCGAGAGCGAGCGACAGACCGCCGGGGCCGTCGATCTTCTTGCCCTCGGGCGTGTTCTTCACGAGTTGGTGGCCGTACGGCCCGCGCTCCATGTCCTGCGCCATCACGCCGACGCGCTGGCCCGGGCCGGCGCCCGCGATGCTCGGGTCGCGGTACTGGTAAGCCTGCGGCGACATGGCGCCCATCTGCTGCTGGACAGCGGGACGCCCGTCGCCGATGTCCTTCTTGTTGCGGACGTCGGAAGCTAGCTTCAGTGCGACCGAGCCGGCCGTGATTCCGGCATCGACGTACTTGTTGTTCTGGTCCGTCTGGTTCTGCTCGCGCTGAACGGACAGCCCCTGCCCGCCCATGTAGGCGTTCTGGTTCTCGCTCTCGTTGTACTCCTGGCCCTGCATCTGCGTGGACGCTTCGCCCTGGCGCATCTGCTCGTAGCCGAGCCCCGTTGTCGCATTGATCTGGTGCTGCGTCTCCTCGAGCTGCGCCTGCTTGTAGGCCTGGTCCGCGCTGAGTCCCTCGCGCTGGAGGTCGGCCATGCGCTGCGACGTCGCGAGGCCGCCGTATCCCTGGATCGCGCCGAGCTGACCCTGCATCGCGCCGAGTTGCTCCGTCGCCCGCACGGTGCCCATCTGCCCGATGACGTTGCCGCTCGCGTTCGCCGCAGCGTTCGCCCCCGCCGCCTGCGCCGCCGCGAGTCCAGCGCCGCCGCCGCGCGCGCCAGCCATGATGCTCTGCTGCTGCGCATTGCTCATCGCGATCCCGCGGCGCATCTGCTGCTCGGCAACGCTCGGGCCGTTGCCGTTGATCATGTTCTGGTACTGGTTGATCGCGGTCCGGTACTGCCCGAGGCCGTAGTCCTGGTTGCCTCGCGAGCCCATCTCGAGGCCGCGGTCGGTGTTGTACTGGGCGTTGTTGATCTGCGCTGCCGGAGCGTTGCGCGCCGCCGCGGCGAGACCCTGAAGGCGGCTCTCGTCTGCCTCCGCCGCGCCCGGCTTGCCGAACAAGTACCCTGAGTACGGGTTCTCCAGGTTGCCCTGGAGTCGGCTGTCGATGCCGGGCCGGTTCAACTGGAGGCCGCCGGACACCCAATGATCGACCACCTGGCCCGTGGTCGGATCGAACCAACCTTGGCCTCCGGCCCCGGTGTAGCCCGGCGCCTGCGCGTAGGCGTTCAGCGTGTCCTGGGTGTAACCGGTGTTGGAATTGCCGCCCATGCCGGTGCCGCCGTTGGCGTTGCCGCTGTAGGCGTTGTTGTCGCCGCTGTTCGGCATCCCAGACGTCTGGTTCGGATCTGCCATGGCATCACCCCTTCTGCGCGGCCGGCAGCTTCGCCGACGTTCCTTCGGACTCGATCTCCAGTGCCAACCCCGCAAACAGACTGCCACGTCCAGTGCCGACCGTCGCGCCCGTAGGCGTGGAGTCGGCAATCTCCCAACTCACCGCTTGGCACCGCTGTGGAGTCGGCATCACTGCCACCTGGGGAATCGGCATCGAGTCCAGCGGTTTCGAGCCTCCAGTGGCGGTGAACGTGAATCCAGTTCCCGGCGTAGATGAATAGTCGAAATATGGTGTGATTGCCAAGTCGTGACTCGTGGATTTGTCACCCATCCACAACGCTTTGCGAACGAACTGATAGCCCTGTAGGCCGTCGGTGTGTACCCACGCCGTGCGCACCTTCATCTCGACCCACGAGCCATCGTCCAGCGCCGTGTCGTCGGCGGTGTCCGCCTCCTGGTAGACGCTGCCGAGGCTCGTGAGGAAGTACGTCGTGGTGCCACGCACGGCCGCCGAGACGATCTTCTTGCTCGTCGCACCGGCGCCCGAGCCAGATTTGAGTACCTCGTCCCGGCTCCACTTGTTCGCGCCGTAGTCGAAGGCGAACCGCTCTCCGGTCGTCGCCCCCACCAACGTGAACGTCACCCATCCGCCCGAGGCGTCCGGGTGCATCGTCGCTGACGTGATGGTCGGGAAGGCGTCGAGCTCGCGTTGCATACGCGCGCCGATGGGCGCGGGCGTGACCGTGAGACGCTCCCGCTCCAGCAACTCGAGCCCTCGCCGGCTCTGGAAGAAGGTCCCCACGGGCGTGACGATGACGCTCCGCTGGTCCGCGCAGCCCCAGTTGGTCGCCACCCGGTTAGGCGTCGTGACGTCGTTGCCGACGTCGTTGTCCGCGGGGCCGTCGGCGGCGAGCCAGTAGAGGCGCGTCTCCGTCGAGATAAACAGCCGGTCGTCCATCACCCACATCGCCGTGATGGGATCGTTCTGCTCCAGCGGCAGCTCGAACGCGTCGGTGAACGAGACCGCGTCGCCCTCCACGAACGCTTTGGAGTAGTTGATGGTCGCGCCGTAGGCGATCCACACGCGGTCGCGGTACGCCGCGCAGACCTGGCACCCGCGCGGCTGCACGTTCGGGAGCACGCCGCCCTCGGTGTAGAGCTGCGCCTGGAGCGTCAGGTTGACGTTCCCCTTGTCGACGACGGTGACGCTCTCGGCGAGCACGTCGTTGAGGGGCGTCGCGTCGATGGAGAACACGCGGTAGTAGGTGTTGGGGTCGCCGCCCGCGGTGTCGCTGATGTCCGTCGTCCCGTAGACGACGATGGAGACGGACGGCGCGAAGCCGCTCGCCGCGTCGCACTTCGACGTGAGAGTCAGCGCCGGGGCCTTGTAGGTAGCCGTGTCGTGGCCCGCGTCGACGGTGAACTCGAGGACGTCGCTCGGCTCGGACTGGTGGCGGTAGCCGTTGTTGTCGATCCACTCGTAGAGGACGCGCCGGCGGTACGTTCCGCCCGCCGTGAGGTGCCCGCTCGCGCTAGAGAACGTCGGCGTCGACGGCTTCTGCGGCCAGTAGCAATACCCTTGCTCGAACAGGCGCCCGCGGTCCCATACGTGCCCCGGCGCCATGAACAGGCACCGCGCGAGCTCGCACGTCGCGAAGCGGTTGGCGTGCGCGAAGTCCGCCGTGCTGCGCACAATGTTGAGGTGCTGCCCAGAGGCGATCTGGAGGAGCGGCGCGTGCCACTTCGACCCGACGTTGGCCGGGGCCGGTGGGCTGTCGAGAAGCGCGCCCACCGTGAAGCGCGGGCCCTCGGTGAAGACGGGGCGCGGCGGGAGGTTGTCGCTCGTCGTGTCATCGCAGCCGAGGTCGCAGAGGATCGCCGAGTACTGGAGCGCCTGCTCGCCCACGCTCGGCGTCGTGTACCGCGCGCCGCCCGAGATGAGCCACGCGTACACCCGGAGCGGCGACGTCGACGCCACGAACGGACGCGAGCCGAGGCCCGACCAGTACGCGCGCCGCGCCGGCCCGCTCGCGCCGCCTACGATCGCCCCGCTCGAGCTCCACACCGGCGCCATGACCGACTGCCCGTCGGCGGTGGTCGTGCTGATGAGGATGCACACCTGGGTCGACGAGATGCGGCACGGCACGCAGCGGACCGCCGCGTCGACCGTGGTCACCTCGCTGTAGACCGTTCCAGGAGCGACCGTCTCGGTCAGGACCGTGCCGGAGTCGGTGAAGCCTACGGCCCGCACGAACGTCGAGCCGCCCGAGGCGTAGTGGTAGACGATCCACACCAGCTCGCCCGCCGTGGCGCACATCCCGAAGGCCGTCGTGTTCGTGGCCGCTTCGGTGCTGGAGGCGGCGTGCCCTCCGCCAGGGTGATCGCCGGAAATGGTCGATGGGTACGCCGCGACGACGATGTTTCCCGCGACGGCCCGGTACGTCAGGTACAGCCACGAGGCCGTGCCGCAGACGTCGTAGACGCTGTTCGACGCCAAGGCTGACGTCAGGATCGCCTGCGCGCTCCACGTGTTCGTCGAGCGGTCATACGTGCGGTAGTAGATGTTCGCCGTGGTCTGGTAGACCAGAAACACGGTCGTCCCCACCGACACCACGCGCGGCTCGGTGTACGTGCCCGCGCCGTCGGTCATCACGAGCGACGAAGCCAGCTCGGCCCCGCTCGTGGCGTCCTGCACGGTGACGACGATCTCCCCGGTGGTCCCGTAGCTGGCTGATGACGACCACGCGTAGACGAGGTAGCCGCCGCTCCCGCTCGAGTAAGCGATCTGCGGCTGGCTCATGCCGAACGCGGAGCCGGCGATCGGGAGCAACTCCGGGATGGCTTCGGGGACCTTGTCCTTCACGACGAACGCGCCGTTCGCCTCGGTGGCGATCTGGTAGCCGTCCGTCAGGAGAAGCTCGTCGCCGCTGGCGATCAGCTTCCCGCCGCCCGCGACGAAGCCGGAGAAGCCGTCGGCGACCTTGGTGCAGCCTGGGCGCTTCTCCACGCCGCCGCTGCGGTGGTAGCGCACGTTGACCGCGTCGAGCACGGCCGGAGGTTGGACGTGCCGCTCGTAGGTGGACTGGTCCATCCCCCCGTCGAGCGTGAGGTGCATCGTGCGCGGCGCCATCAGGACCGCCAGACCTTCGCGGTGAGCGACCCGCGCGATAGGATGTAGACGTCGCCGCCGCTCGTCGAGCGCATCTGCACCGCGACCTTGCACATCCCCGCCCGCGTCACCGTGTGCAGGAAGGACAGCGGAACGGCCTCCGGCTTCGTGTCGGAAGTCGACCGCCAGAGCGTCTCGGGGCGCGTTGTGCTGAGCTTCTGCGAGTCCTCGTAGACGGTCGCGATGTACTCGCCCGTGTCGCCGGTGTTCACCAGCACGGGCGCGCGGCCGTTCACCTCGAGCACGTCGCCGACCTTCACGGCCTGCGAAAACGCCACCTGCACCGGCGTGTCGATGTACGTCGCCGAGATGGTGGCCAGGAGCGTGGTTGACCACGCCGTATCGTCGGCGTAGGCCACGAGCTCGACGCATCGACGGATGCCGTTCACCGCCGACGCCACGCGACGGAGCACGCCCTGCACCTCCTGCGCGGGCCGGTCGGGCGTGTAGACGTTCCGTAGGGCGAGCTTGTCCGCGGTCATCGCGGCCACCGGCGCATGTTCGTGCGCGGAAGGCGGCCTCCGATGACGTCGGTCACGTGACCAGGACCCGCCCGGTCACGCGCCGAGGATAGCGCCGCAAGCCGCGCCTCTTCGCGCTGGAGGTCCGCGGTGAGGAGCCCGACCAGACGCTCGTCCCCTTGCTTAGTGGCCATCTTCTTGGCCGCGTCGAGGACGATCCACTCTTCCCACCCGTCCACGCCGTCCAGCGTGTCCGAGTCGTTCTGGAGATCCGGGACCGTCGGGATGTAGTGGATGTTCAGCGTGCAGCCGGACAGCTGGCACACCGGAAGGATGTCGATGTTGTCGCCAGCGAGGACGTAGTAGTACGGATACCCCTTCCACCCAGCATTGGTGTCCTCCAGCTGCGGTCGCTCCTTGCGATTGAACTTCTCGAGCGTGTACTGGCCATTCCCCGTATCGAGGTCTATGGCGAGTAGCTCGTAGAAGTCCGCCGGCAGCGCGTACGTGGCCTGTCCGACGGTGAGCGCCTGCGTGGTCTTGCTCTCGAGAAGAGTAGTCCCGCGGGCACGGAGTAGGCGATCGTACATAGCCGCGTAGCTTTCGCGGATGTAGTCGTCCACCTCCGTGCCGGGGAATCTAGCAGTGAAGCCCTCGAAGTCGCCCCGCATGTAGACGCGATTCCTGACGGCGTCGAGTCGTACAGGGCGAGCCATGGGTCACTCCTCTTCGGACTCGTAGCAGGCTTTGATTGCCCCCTTGAGTGCCTTCTTGAACGCCGCCATGTCGCTATCCTGGACGGCATCGAAGGCGTCGGACGCGTACTCGTCGAACGACGAGAGATCCGCATCCGACGCCTCCTCGGACTTGTCCGGCTTGGACGACGCTTTCGCCTCGTCCGCCGCCGCCACGAGCCCGCCGGCCATTACAGCCCCAGCTCGTCGAAGACGACGTGTAGAAAGATGACGTCGCCGCTGGCCGGCTGGGTAGCCGTGCCCGCATCGACGATCGTCCGGAACGTGAGGGTGGTCGATCCGGCGGTGTACGCGACAGGCCGCACCTCCAGAGCTACCGCCGTCGCGTTGGCCGTCATGACCGAGCCGGCGCAGTACCGGAGCGAGTTGTATCCGCGCTCCAGCGTGACGTTGTAGACGCCCGTCGCGCCGACGGCGACGCCGTCTTGTCCGTGCCCAGCAACCGAGGAGACGGCGCCCGAACCACCGATGGTGATCCGGAGGTCCATCTCCGAAGTGCCAGGCGAATGGCAGGGCTTCGAGTACTGGTTGCTGCGCGACGTCATGTCACGTCTCCTCGTAGTCGACGCAGAAGGTCACCGCCGAGGTGTTCGCCGAGAGGGCGACACCTGCGCTGGTCTTCGTCGCCGCCACGAACAGAACGTCGTTGGCGGAGAAGTCGACCGAGTTGGCGGTGAGAGCGATCGCCACCGGGACGAGCGCCGTCGCGCCGTTGAGCGCTCCGGCGAGCTGCGAGTTGGCCACCGCGATGTTCACCGCGGCGCCCGTGCCCGTCTTGCGCGACAGGCTGACCGTCGTGTAGTTCGAGTCGCTCCCCGTGATGCCCACGGGGCAGCAGACGGTGAACGACTTGACGCGGCCCGCGCGCTGCGGGTTGGCGATGACGGACTCGGTGATGGGCGAAGCCGCCACCGAGTTGTCTTTGATGTGGATCTCCGCCCGGCGACGGTGGCTTGCGCCCACGTCCTCGGTCGGATCCGCGGAGTCCGTGGTGGGGAGGGACTTCATCTGCCCCACCTGCACCAGCTTCAGGGTTGCTCGGCTCATGTTCGTTCTCCTCAGACCAGCGCCACGCGGGCGATCGTCTGACCGACCGGCGCGATGGGGTAGAAGTCGACGTCGCCGAGCATGCGGAACTCCTTGGCGTCGGCCGCGTCCTCGACGGGGTTCTCGTCGATGTGGTGCAGGAGCTCGCCCATGCTCGCGAGCACCATGTTCTCCTTGGTGAAGACGTGCGCGACGCCCACCGGGTGGTTCGGCGACGCGACGACGGCCACGGGTCCCGTGGGGCCCATGAACTTGATCGCCTCGTAGGTCACGCCGAAGTTCATGCCGTTCAGCGGCGAGGCCATGACCTGCGTTCGGACGAGCGAGCCCGCCGAGTCGAGATCCGCCTCCAGGTTTCCCCAGTCCTCCGTGGAGTACACGGCGAGGTTGGGGTTACCGCCCATGTCGGCGAGCGCGCGGCAGGCGATCTTCAGCTGCGTGCGCGGCGGCTTGGTGGTCACCGTGACGCGCAGGCCGCCGAGAAGCTCCGGATCCGTCGAGCGGTCGACGCCGCGGAACGTGTCCGACGGAGTCGTCGACGGGCACCACGCCTCGACGCCCGGGATGATGTTCCCGAAGACGTACTGGCGGAACAGGTACCAGGAGTCCGTGATGCCGCTGATGGCGCCCGCCACGCTCGCCTCGCTCACCGTGATGGTGCTCGGGTCGGTCGTGTTGTTGGTGCCGCGGTGGACCTTCGCGACCGTCACGTACTGCGTGTTGGTCACCGAGCCGCTCGTCCCGTCCGTCGCGGACGCGTTGAGCTTCATGTTTTGGCGGAAGAAGCGGTGATCCGAGTAGTTCTTCAGGGTCATGATCTGACCGCTGATGCTGGACGTCGCCGCGAGCTGCGCGAGTGCGCCGCCGCCGTTGCCCCAGATGTACCGGCACTGGTCTAGCTTCCACTGCTTGATGATGTTGCTCGACTCGCGCTTCATCGGGTCGACGAGGAGGGCCTTGTCGCTCTTGCTGCGCCGGATCAGATCGCCCTCGAGAGAGAACGTCGCGTAGTACGGCTGCGTGTAGTTCTTGAACTCCACGGCCGTGGACGGCGATTTGTTCGCCTTCGACCCGGTGAACGTGGGACCGATGCCCTGCGGGGCGCTCAGACCCATGTCGATGTACCGGTACTTCTCGAAGAACGTGGTGTCTTTCGGGAACAGCCCCAGCTCGGGGAACTGCTCGAACATCGACTCGTTGATGCTCTTCTGCGGCCAAAGCGACCGGAAGAGCAGGTATGCGGTAAGGCCAGCGGCAGCCATGGCAGGCGCCCCTTTCCGAAGCCGCGTCGCTCAGACGATTACTCGTCTCGAAACGTTCGCGCCTTCTTGGTCAGAAGTGCCGCGCGCTCGTCCAATGACAGCTTCGCGAATGCTTCTGATTCGTCCTCGGAGATCAAACTCCGACCCGACGAAGTTCGGGCCGTGAGCGTTCTTGCCTTGGGGACTGGGGCGCTGCCGTTGACTTTGGTACTGGGTTTGGACTCGCTCGCAGACTGCGGAGCGAAGAGAGATGCGAAGTCGGAGAGTCCCGACTCGACAGAGCGTACTATCTTTTCCATGCGCGTCGACACGGAATCGGATTCCCAATCGGGATCCGTCTGCGCCAGATGGGTGGCAATGTCGTCGGCATTCCGCAACACCGACTCAGGGCGCTTCTCGAGCATGGCCGCCACGTGCGGAGCCTCCGCCGCCAGTGACTTGGCCGCGTCCACGAAGACCTGTTGCGCGCGTTTCACCTCGGCGCCTTGCTGCGAGGACTGCAGGTGCTGCTTGATGGCGTCGAGCTCGGCGCGCATGCGCTCGACCTCGGGGCTGGACTTCGCCGCCGCCTCCGCCGCCGCTTGCTTCGCCGCCCACTCCGCGCGCCGCGCCGGATCGCGGGCCTGGACGAGCCAGTCGGCGAGCTTCTCCGCCGGGACCTTCTCGCTGAGCGTTTGAAGGAGCGCCAGCGGGTCGTCTCCGCTCAGGCGCTTGTGGAGTGCCTCGGTCTCGGCGCGCAGCTTCTGAAGCTCCGCCTGTTGCTGCTGGAGCGTGGCTCGCTCGGTCTCGAGCTGCTTGCGCTCCGTGTCGATGCGCCTCTTCCCCTGCTGCGCCTCTCGCTCCAGGGCCGCGGCCCGGGCGATCTTCTCGGCACGCTCGTCGGCGACGGGGACGGCCTCGGCCTTCTTGAACTTCCCGTCGGCGCCTCGCTCCTTCTTGGCGGGCTTCTCCTCGGCCGGCGCTTCGGCCTCGGCGGGTGCTTCCCCCGTGTCGCCCGCGATCTCCGCCTCGGCCTCGGCCACGAGCTCGGCCTGGCGCTCGGTGTTGATCTTCTCGATGAGGTCCGCCGCTCGCGTCTCGATGCTGTCGACACGCGCCGCGTTGGTCTCCATCGGCGGCGCGGACTTCTCGGCGCCCGTCGTTGTCTGGGTCTGCTCGGCTTCGCTCATTGCAACATTCCTGGGCCTGGGCCTGGTGGGGGAGGCGGGGGCGGCGCGCCCGGTGCCATCGGCACGGGCGCACCCGGTGCGGTCTCCATCTGCCCAGGCCCACCAGGGCCAACGGGCTGCGCGGGCGCCTGCGGCGCTCCCGGGTTCTGCTTCTGGAGCAGTTGGTCGCACTCGAGCACGTAGTCCATGACGAGCTCGATGTTCTCGTTAGGGCATCCCGCGCTCTTCGCCTGCGCAATGCGCTCCTGCGCGCGCGCCATCGTCCACGCCAGCTCGGTGGAGTACGGGCTAGGCTGCTGCTGCGCCTCCGGATCGCTCGGATCGGCCGCGTCCAGCATGGCCTCGATCTGCTCGTCCGCCGCGAGACGCACCGCCGTCTGGGTGTCAATCTCCGACTCGATGTCCTCCGCTCCGTCCGCGATGTAGCGAAGGAACGTGGTCCCATCGATGCGACCCGCGTTGAATAGATCCTGCACCATCTGCTTGCGCGCAGCCGGCGTCAGCTTCATCAGCGCGCTCGGCGCCACGCGCACGATGTAGTTGTCGACGCTGACGTCCTTGTAGTTCAGCGAGACGATGCCGCCGCGCAGCGGGACGCGGCTCGTGTAGTCGCCGTGCTTCTCAACGATGTGCTGGATCCACATCAAGAACAGCTCGGCCACGTCCACGCACCACTGCGCGTAGCCGTAGCCCTGCATCGAGAACCGCTCCGTCTCGATGTCGTCGAGCGTGTTGAGCGCCACCGCCGCCGTCACGCCTGCCGGCTTCTGCGCCTGCGCGGACATCTGGCTGATGCCCTCCTCCGCCAGCGCGTCGGCGCCGATGTCCCGCATGTACTCGTACGTCTGCGGGTTGAGCGGATCCGGGCTGAAGAACTTCGGCTCCATCCCAGGAGCGCCGCGAAGGATCTTCCAAACGCCGTTGGTGAAGTCCTCCTCCACCAAGTCGCCCGTGTTCGGCACGTAGATGATTCCGCCGCCCGAGAAGTAGTGGCTGTCGCTCACTTTCTCGCTCATCAAGTTCTGCTCGTACTGGTAGCCCTCCAGGCGCTCACAGAGCCCCGCCGGCCACGCACCCTCGAGCGGCTCCAGGTAGTTCAGGATCGCCAGTGGGAAGCGCTGGAACGGCCACGTCTCGTCCACCAGCGTGACGCCCTTGAGGCATACGATGTGGCGTCCGGTGCAGTCGTGCTCCTCGTCCTCCTCGTGCGCCTCGACGTTGTCGCAGAGGTGCCATGCCTCGCACACGCGCGCGCGGTCGACCGTGACGGCCACCTGATGGTTGTCGAGGTAGAGCGAGTCGTCCTTCCCGCTCTGCGTGATGGCGTCGGCGATCTCCTGGTCGAACTCGCCCTTGTCGTTCTTCGCGAAGGCATCGACGAGCACGCCGATGTCCTGCGTCTGCATCAAGTACATGTTCCGCGGCTCGCCGTATTTGGCGTCCGCCGGGTCGCAGTACAGCTCGCGCGGGAGCACCCGGTCACACCGGATGGTCTTGGCGTCGAGGTACTGCAGGTCGATCTTCAGGATGCCGCGTCCGAAGATCCCCGAGTCGCGCCCGATGATGCGGTTCCACTTCTTGAAGATCTTGTGCCGGTCGAACTCGCCTTCCACCAGCTGCGTCATCTTCTTGGCGCGCCGCTGGTCTCGCCAGTTGCCCTTGTCGGCGAGCACCTCCGGAAGCGGCCGATGCTTGAAGATTTTCGCCGTGTACGTGTCGACGGCCGAGCGCGAGACGTTCCGCGCCAGGTGCGTCGGTACGTACTCGTACGTGGTCGACCGCGACGAAGCGGGCCGGTCGACGAACGACGCGGCGCGCGGGCCGGCGTACATCTCGGCGTGGAACAGGTCGGCGTCCGCCTGCCACTGCTGCGACATGCGAACGAAGTCGGAGATCGTGAACAGCGCGGTGTGCGCCTCGTTCGTCTCCTCTTTCCACCAGCGCGCGCTAGGACTTGTCGGATCGCCCACCGGGCAACTCACGCAGGCGCGGGCCAGACTGGAGGATCACGCGTCGCCGCGCCTCCTCCTTCTGTCGCTCCGTAAGCGGGGTTGCTCGGGAATGCTGGGTGTGGTTCTCAGGCGGCGGCACGGGGCCGAGGACGAGGCCTCGCAGCTGCCCTATCTCGTCCCACGAGGCGGAGGCCGCGCCGACGTCGCGCATCCAATCCGCCTTCGCTTGCCAGTCGTCTCGGCTCATCGCGCGCGAATCGCTCCGGCCACGCGCGAGGCGTGGAGCTCGAGCACGGCGCCTTCCCACTCGGGGTGCGTGACGGAGAAGAACTCGCCGTCGCGCTCGATGTGGAAGCCCTCGGCGGTTGTCGCGTTCTGCAGGTAGCGATCGCCCGCTTGGATGATGGGCCCCTGCGTGGGAGCCACCAACGAGATGCTCTTGTACGTTCGAGGCGTCTTGTCGGCCATTCAGGTCCTCACGCGAGGTACGGGCAGAAGCGCCACGACCGCGGCACCTCCACTCCTTGTACACGAAGATCGGGTTTTCGCAATTCAACTAAGTCGTGCGTGTACCGCTGGGGACGAGACAGCCTGTCGCCGAGCAGTGCTTTGAATACATCCCCGCCGAGGTCACGGAAGCGACGCTTGATCATCGCGTAGTGGAGAATGTCCGGCCCGTCGGTCGTGGCGAATCCCCACATGACCCACGGCTCGCCCGCGTCGCATGCGATAGTCGTCTCGGCGCGCGCGAGAATGCGATGCACCACCGGCTCGTGCTCTGCCCAGTAGGCGGCCTTCGCGGCGCACTGCCAGTCTCGTCCCGAGCTCGAGGTACCGCGGCACCGCGCGCACTTGGGCGACTCGCACGCGTACTGACGTGCGTAGTGGCTCCGCCAGAACGACTCCAGCCAGAGCGGGACGATGCCGCTCTCATCGGCCGACGTCGACGAGCGGAGCGCCCAGAGCGCGGGTGCCGCGGGCTGCGTCATCCCTTCTTCCGCTTCTTGCTCTTGCCCGCCTTGGCGTAGGCGATGGCGACGGCCTGCTTGGTCGGCTTCCCGGCCTTGCGCTCCGTCGCGATGTTCTTGCTGATGGTCTTCTTGCTGCTCCCCTTCTTCAACGGCATCTCTCACTCCTTCGTTGGCTGGAACATGCTGAGGATGTTCCCGCGGTACTCGTAGCTCCCCACGTGGCCAATCACGGCCTTCCAGTAGAGGTAGGGCTGAATGCCCACCTTCCTGGCGCGGCGACAGAAGGTGTAGTCCTCGGACAGGTCACGGCGCGTGTCCGGACAGATGATGTCGTCGAAGTACTTGTGGTACTCGGCGCCTGCGTCGTCGGGGAAGTCGGAGATCACGCGGATCCCCTCGCCCATCGCCGCGCGCATCCGCTCGAACACGCCGCGCGCCACGAGCATCACGCCCGTACCGATGGCGTCGACGGGCAGGCACTCGCTCACCGTGTCGATGCTGCCCGCGGTGTGTGAATGGTTCAGGACGACGTCGCTCGACAGCGCGTGGACGTCCTCCGCCGAGCACCCCTCGCGCGCCATCTGCGCCACGCGGCCCCAGTTCACGGCCTTCTTCGGCACCGCGCAGCCGACGAGATCGTGCCCCGTCTCCAGCAGCTCGAGCGCCAGCGTCGGCCCAAAGGTCTGGTCGGTGTCGATGAAAAGCAGGTGCGTGCACTCGGTCTTGAGGAAGTCCGCCACGAGCCGGTTGCGCGCGCGCACCACGAGGCTGTCACCGACCTTGAGGCCCAGGTGCATCGGCACGCCCGCGCGACTCAAAGCGCCATGCATCTGCATCACGCACGTCATCCAGAAGACGTCGACCTGGCGGTAGCAGGGGACGGCGAAGAAGAGGCGGGGCTTCATCCGAATGAGGTGTCCTTGGGAATCGGTGCCGCGCAAATGCACGTGTACCAATGCGGCTCGACCATCTCGCCGTCGGCGTTTTCGTATCCGCCCACATCCCACACTCGCTTCGCGCCCTGGCAGTATCGGCAGTTGTCGCCGCCGACCTCACCGCGCACCTCGGTTTGCGGGAACGCCTTCTTCCAAGCTTCGTTCACCAGTCCACCACCTTGTGTTGCTCCCACTGAAACCACGCGTTGACGACGGAGGAGCCTGGGAGGACGACTGGGCCGAAGTCGCCGACGGCGAACGGGAACGAGACTTGGTCCTGGCTAGACCACGCGAGCATCTCCGCCAGCCACGCCTCCCCGATCGCTTCGGACATGGTGCACGGGCGCCAGACGAGGATACCCGTTTCATACAAGCCGCCGTGTCGCGGGTGCCCCTCTTCCTCTAGGTAGTGCCGCGCCTGCCTGACGATCTGCTCTCCCGCGTAGCGGCGCAGTTTCTCGGACTCCACCGCCTCGTCGAGGATGCAGTCTCGCCAGCGGTGCTTGAAGGTGCCGACGTACTCCCCATGCGGCACCATATCCGCCAGCGCCCGCACACTCTCGCCCGTCGGGCGCAGCGATGCATCCACCCAGATGACAACGTCGTCCGTGATGCCATAGAGGTGCGGCGCCGCCTTCGGCCCCTTGCTCCGCCACCGCGGCGGCAGCGTGGCCGGCGAATGGTCCGCCTTCTCCCACCCGGGAGGCGCGTCGCCATCGGTGAACATCACGGCGCGATCGCAGCCTGGCGGCGGCGGCTTCGGCGTGTCGTAGTCGCCGTACGACGCGGAGACGACGGTGATGGTCACGGCAGCACCATCGGCGGCGGCAGCACTCCAGGACCGGTGCTCAGCAAGCCATGCGCACAACGCGCCAGGTCCATGTAGTGGCAGTGGTCCACGCAGCTCCAGATCTCCGGCGCCGTCTCGAACAGACACGGCACCCGGTTCGCGTGCAGATGCGCCGCCCGCAGGCTGCAGAACACCCCGCCGTCGTAGAACATCGGGACGACCACCAGCCGCGCCCTCGCGAGGACCGCGTCGCGCTCCGCGCCGTAGATCCCCGGCTCGAGGTGGACGACTTGATGGCCGTAGGCCACCAGCATCTCGAGCACCGCTTTGCGCCGCTCGTTGAGGCACCCGACGTGCACCACGTCGATGTCAGGGTCCGCCGCGCGCGCGAACCGCTTCATGCTCGGGTGGTAACCCACCGGCGCGTGCTTCACCTCGCGCCCCGCGGCCTTCCACGCCTCGCAGTTGCGAGCGCTGAAGTCCCACAGCTCGTGGCCCTCGTACGCGTCGGCGCGCGCCTCCACGCCGTTGGTGCCGATGTTCTCGAAGTTGTAGACCACCGCGCCCGCGGGGATCTCCTCCGGGCACGCGTTCGCGCCGAAGACGACGTCGTCCTTGCCGCGCAGCTGGCGAACGACCTCGTCGATCTCCGCGAAGCACTGCGCCGCGGGGTTGCGGTCCAGGCCGAGGATCACGCCCTCACCGCTTCCACCCGAGACGCCACCCCTGCTTCCGCTGCTCCTGAGCCTTCGCCGCTCTTCGCTCGCGCTGCGCGTCTTCCCATTCGGAAGTGCCCTCGACTGGTTCTGGTTCTGGAATCGTCTCCCCCGCCAACTGCCAAGCAGCGAGGACGAGCGCAGACACGATATCACCGTGCCCACCTGTTGACCAGCGCGGCATTGTAATCGACATTCCGCCACCCGCCGACGGTCGCCCCTCCACCTCGCTCAACTGCTGAATGAGCCGCGGGTGTCTGGGAATCTTCAGCCGCCCATCGCGCATCATCGCCCGCGTCTTCACGAAGGCTTCTGCGGGCTTCGTCGGCGCCGGCGCCACGCTCAGGCGGTACTCAGCAAAATACTCCACCAGCGTCTCGTGGTAGTGCGCGTCCGCCATCGCGTAGGAGGCGCCGTGCGCCACCAACCGCTCTGCAAAGGTTCTACACACCACACTTGGCTTGAGCGGCTCTCCCGACTTCGGCCGAAGCTCGGCAATCTCCGCCACGCGAATCAGCGGCCCGCGCTTGTGGATGATGACGAGCGCGCTCGAGTCGGAGCGTAGACCCAAGTCCACGCCAGCACAGACCTTGTCACCCGGACTAGGCAGCATCCCAAACCAGGGAGTCGTCCACACACGACTCAATCAAGTCTTGCGGGAAAAAGATCTCCGAGCTCGCACTCATGAACTCCGCGTCGAACTCCCGACTTGCCGCGTCAGGGTCGCGAGCGCGCAGATCCTCCGCCAGCCTGCGCAGCTCCGGCGTATCGCGCAACTGCAGCGTGGTGCGCTTGAACACCATCGCGTCGCGCACGCCTTCGCGGTTGCGCGTCCAAAGCTCGTACAGAAGGCCCTTGCTCGCCCACGGCGACGACGCGACGATCATCTGGCCGCCCGGGAGCAAGCCAGGCTGCGCGGCGCGGAAGATCTCCTCGTCGTTGACCTTGTTCTCGCGGCTCCTGAAGAACGCTGCCTCGTCCATCGCGCAGTCGGTGAGCGAACGCCCGCGCGCGCCGTAGCCGCCCGCCGTGGCCACGCCCGTGGCGAAGCGCACGAGCGCCCCGTCAGGCCGCCGTAGTTCGAAGCTGGACCCCGCCACCCGCACCAGCCACGAGCGCATAGCTGGATGCGCCTGCACGCATCCCAGCGCGTAGTTGAATGCCTCCGCCCGAAGCACGTCGTTCGGCGCCACAATGAGAGCCGTCGGCACCTGCCCCGGAGCGCAGCTCGACACGTCGCGCACGAGCATGCCGTGGAGCAGCCGTAACGCGACGAGCGCGTACGTCTTGCCGCCTCGCCGCCCGACGACGAGCGCCACGACAACGAGCCGCCCATCCGCGTCGTACGCAGCCTCGGCGACCTCGCGTTGCCCGTCTGTCAGCGTGACGCCTGCCCACGGGCAGAAGTCGACGTAGCGGGCGGGGACTTCAGTGCTGCTCGGGTCCGGCTCCAGGTCGCTCGCGAACGACGCCAGCGCCTGCCGCATCACTGGCCGCAAGCATCACCTCCCGCCACGCGCTCGACCCAAGCTTGCCCCGGAGCCCGTCGATGAACGACCGGATCTCCTCCTGCACGCTGGTCTTGACGCTCTTGCCGAAGTCCTCGGTCTCGCAGTGCTCCAGCAGCCACGTCGCCGCCCTGAGCGCCGCTTGCTCGTCCTCGCCGTTGGCGATCGTCTCGATGATTCGGAGCCATCTCGTAGCCCTTCGCCCGCGGGCTGCGTCGACAGCGGCCCGGAAGTCCTCGTCGGTGGAATGCCAGCGCTGCGCCGTAGCCCAGGCGACTCCCGCCGCACCCGAAGCGAGGCGAAGCGACGCACCCGCCTCGATTGCTTCGACGAAGCGGGCCACCATCTCCGGCGTCTGAACGGTCGGCCTACCCACGACTACGGCGCTCCACCTCTGGCGTTTGTAGCACGCCTGATGCGGCGTTTGCACGCGGGGTCATTCCCCCCTCGCCGCATCCCTGTCCTCGCGGCGGCTCACTCGGCGCACCGCTCCCCGGCGTCCTCGTCGGCCAGCTCGCGCAAGGACCGCACGCCCACCCAGGACGGCAGCAGCCACCGGCCGTCCCGACGCAATGCCTCGATTCGGGCGAGTCGAGCTCTCTCCTGGCGTTCCGCCTCGCGCCGCGGTGCATCGAGAAGCTCCTCCGCCCTCACCGACAGGTTCCGCACCTGGGCCGCACTCAGATCCATCTCCACGCCGACGAGTTCCTTCGACCACCCGTTACGAAGCATGCACAGCACGGCCAGACACCTCGCGTCCCGCTGGTCTTCGCTGGCGCGACTCCAAGACTGGTAGAGCCCCATCCACGCGGTTTCTTCTTCGGGGCCAGGACCGAGCAGGAACTCCCAGCTGTACGGCACGATCGTTGTCCTCATCATCCCGCCCCCCTTACCACCGCGACCGCCTCCTCGACGCTACGCACGATGAAGTACGCGCCCCCATGCTCGGTGAGCTGCTCGCCCCACGCGAGTTGGTTGGCGCTCGGCTCACCGTCCTCGGTCTTGACCTCGAGGCCCACGAAGCGCCCGCGCACGACCGCCACCAGGTCGGGCGAGCCCGGCCCCAGGCCGCCGTGGTGGGTGCGGCCCACCTGCGCGTTCGTGAACACCAGCACCCCGCACCGGAGCAGGGCCTCCCGGATGGCGTTGCGCAGGTTGGTCTCCGGCTTCGCCGCGCGCTTCATGCGTCCCCGAAGCGGCGCGACGCCCGCGGAGGAGGGTTGTCCGGACTCGACGCCGCCCGGAGCTCGTTGCGGTTCTCCGTCTCCCGCTCGGAACATGACGCGCACAGGCCCATGGTCACGTCCCACTCGAGGACCTGCTCCGTCCCGTCCGGGTCCCGGTGGACCTTCCGGTTGTGAACCACCTCGACCTCCCCGTTGCACTTGACGCGCCGCGGCGACCGCGTCACCGAATCGACCAGGACGGCCCCGGGGCAGAAGGAAGGTCTCCGAGCCTGTGCCGCGCCCGAAGACGCGCCAGCGGGGCGCACAGCGCCAGCAATCGGCATCGGCGCGGACAACTCTCGCTGAGCCATCAGCCCACCTCCCGCTCAGCGCGGCGGGTCGCCTGCTCGTTGAGGTACTTCAGGAACCCCTTCGGCCCGTACCCGGAGTACCAGCCGACCGCCCGTTCGTCCTTGTGGCGGACCACGTGCTCGGCGAACTCCTCGGCGAGCACGGCGATCCACTCGAGCAGCTCGTCGCCGCGGAACACGCGCCCGGTGCGGCCGCCCTTGGCGAACGCCTTGATGGCCTGGTGCAGGTGGCCTTGCTGCTCGCGCGGCATCGCGTACGGGCCGCCCTTGCCCTTGGCCACGCCGCGCTCGTACGCCTCGCGGTAGGCGTCCTCCCGGGTCGGCACTTGCTCGGCCTCGTTGGCCGCGTTGCCAGGGACGACCTCCACGAGGGGGCCAGCCTCCCTCTCAGACTCTCCCTCCGGATCAGATCCAGATCCCAGATCCAACCCAACCCCTTTGCTTGCTGTTTGCTTTAGCACTTGCTTGCCCTTTGCTACAGCGTTTGCTGCGCGCTTCAAACCACCGAGATGACCCGCGTTCTTACGCTTATTGCGGAGCGACTCGACCTTGCGAGCGCTGTCATTCCAGTCAAGAAAGTCGTGCACGGCGTACCCGCCTTCCCGCATCTCAAGGAGGTTTGCTTCAAACGCGGCATCGAGTTCCGCAGGCGTAGCGATGAGCTTGGCGATCACCTCCGGGATGACCCCGTCGGTCCCGTGAGCCTTGGACCAAGCGATCATGCGGCAGACGGCGCCCCACGCGGCGTTGCCGGCCCTGACGATCTTCGGGTGGAACGTCGACTGATCGTCCAGGTTGCCCCAACTCATGTGGCGTGCGCCTCCGTTGCGTTTTGCCTCAGCACTTCGCTGGCTTCGGCTGTAATTTCTGAAGCTGAAGAAGCCTTCCTCACCGCCGCCAGCACCGTCGTGTGGTCGACCGAAAACTCCCGCCCCACCTCGGGCAGGCTCCATCCCAGCGCCCGCAGCGCCAGCCACACCGCGTGGCGCGCGCGTACCGTGCGCTTCTGACGCCCGCGCCCGCGGATGGCCTCCTCGCTCACGCCCGTGGCCTCGACGACCTGGGCGACGACGGCGGCCACCTCGCCCGCTCCCTCGTAGAGGCACTCCCCGTTGCGCCCGAAGCTCGCCGACAGCGCCGCCTTCACCACGTCGCCGAGGGGGCGCACGGGCGGCGGAGGGCCGGCCAGGAGCGGCGGTTGCCAGGTGGCGCGGTTCATCGCGCCACCGTGCGAGCGTCGTACTCGGCCCGCGGGATCTCGGCGTAGACCAGGAAGGCCGGCCCCTCACTCACGGGATCGAACTCGGCGCCGCGCGCAAGAGCGACTCGCGCGAAGCAGCGCTCCACGCCGCTCTCGTAGTCGCGGTGGAAGACGAAGCTGGCGACGTAGTTCCCGGTCAGGATGCGCCCGTCGCCGAAGACGAGGATCGACGTGGGGCCACTCACGACCGCGGCTCCCGGTGCGCGCCGGCCTCGATGGCGACCCCGCGGAATCCGGCGATCGCGATAGTGGTGCGCACACCGCTATTACGCTGGCCCGTGAGTCTTTCCGATGGCTTCTGAGTTGTCCTACGGAGGGCTACATTCTTGGAATTACCTGCGGATCGCACCGGTCCAGTGCGTTCAGGTTCCAGTGGGGTAACTCTCGTAGGGGTTCGACTCCCCTCCTTCGCACTCCTCATGGTTTCTCCTCTCGCTCCGGTATCGATCCAGAAAGGGCGCTTCCCGCCTCCAAGGCGCGGTCGCCCGCCCGCTTGGTCGCGTGCGCGTACTTCGACGTGGTCGTGAGCTGCGTGTGCCCGAGCTGGTAGGCCACGCCCGACAGCGTGGCGCCCCGGTCCACCAGGTGCGTCCCCCTCGCGTGCCGGAAGTCGTACGGCGCCAACTGCGACACGAGCTCGGCGTCGAGCCCCGCCTTGCGCAGGTACGTCCGGTAGTCGTGCCGCCCGAAGATCAGCCCCGACGTGCGGCCGCCCGCCGCCTCGGTGAGCGCCGCCACCCCCTCGGGCGTCAGGGCGAGCGTTCGACCGAAGCGGGTCTTGTCGATCTCGTCGGGGATGACGAGCTCCCGCGAGCCGGGGCGCCAGTGCGCCGGCATCTCGAGCACGTCGAGCGTCGACGGCCGTAGCCCCGTCTCGTAGGCCAGGACGAACCGCGAGCGAACCGGGAACACGCACCGGTCGATCTTCGACACCCGCGCCGACCGCTCCGGGAGCCGCGCGATCGCCGCCACCACTTGCTCCTCCGTCAGCTCGTTCGCCTTCGCTCGCTGCTTCCCGGCGCGCTTCCCCTTCGACGTCGTCGGGTACTCCGGGAACACCGGCATCGCATCGAGGAACCCCTCTTGTCGGCACCAGCGAAGGAAGCCGCGGAGCGCGCCGAGCTCCTTCTGGAGCGTCTTGCGGAGCACCTTCCGCAACCGCGAGCGGCCGTACGCGTCCAGCGACGCCTCGTCGATCGCGTCGAAGCGCTTGAAGAACGGGATGAAGTGCGTCGGGACGTACGTCCGACGGTAGGTCTTGATCGTCTCGACGTCCAAGACGCCCTCGAGCGACGCCAGCCAACCCGCGAACAGCTCGTCGAGCGGCTGCTTAGAGCGCAGGCCCGCGGCTACCCGGCGCCGCCGTCCGCTCGTGACCTCGTGGTAGATGCGGGCTGCCTCGACCTCAGCTCGTCCAGGATCTCTCTCTCCCGTCGAGATGAAGTACCTCTTGCCCGACCACGTGAAGCGAGCGATCCCCCAGCCCTCACGCCAGACGACTTTGAGCCCTTCTGGGCGACGACCCATCGGCACAGATCCTTTCGGTCAAAGAGACGACGACGGCCAATCTGCACCGACGGCACGAGGCGACTCACGTGGCGATCGAAGTGTGCGAGCGACACGCCACACACCCGCGCCGCCTCCACGCGGGACAGCAGGTCGACGGTCTCGACGTCGTCGCTCAATTCCACAGCGAGCTCCCCGCCACGAAGGCGAAGTCCACGCCCCGCGGCGCCCCCGCGTCGGCGCCGTAGCCCACCATCGCCAGCAGCGACGAGCGCGGCTTGAACGCGAGTAGCACGCCGCTCTCGTCGCACCGCACCTCCTGCGCGCGAGGGATGCGGCGCAACAAGGCCAGGGCCACCTCGAAGTCGTGCGCCTTCGTCACGAGCGACCCGTCTGCTGCGATCACCTGGTACATCACGTCACCCCTCGATTCCCCAACCAAACGGCAGAACGCGCTCGTTGAAGTCGTCGGCCACCGGGCCGAAGGCCGAGACGAGGTCCTCCAAGGCGTCGTATGCGGCGCAAAGAAGCAGGTCGTTCGACCGCGCATAGTCCGGCCATGCCTGCCGGCGAACTCGGTCAGGGATGGCGTCCTGGTAGAAGGATCTGTCCCACCGATTTACGGAGCGGCGCCGATTTGCCGCCTGCGTCGCTCGTGTCGCCCACCGAACGTTCCCGGGCTCGTAGTCCCCGTCGCGATCCACACGGTCCAACGAGTGCCTGGCGCTCGGTTTCGGCCCCATGTCAGAGACGAAGAACTCGAAGGACTCCCGCCACCGTGAGCAGACCTTGATCCCCCGCCCGCCGTACCACCGCCACGCGGTGGACCGAGGGTTGTGGCATCGGTCGATCATCTTCGAGAACGTCCCGCACAGCGGGTGCTTGTTGGTCGGCACGCCATCGACCAGCTTCACCGCGCGGCGGCCACCTGTTCGGATGCTCACCCGTTGCGTTACGCACGTACGCGTTTCAGACTCAACAGGCATGGTCTCAGCCCGCCTCGGCGAAACGACGCTCCTCAGCCGTGTCCCAAGCCGCCTCGGCGATGCCGAAGTGCTTGAGCATGCGGCGGCGGACGAGCGAATCCGGCCGCGCCCAGCCGCGAAGGTACGCGCTGACCGTCTGCTGGCAGACGCCCAGCTTGGCGGCCATGTCCTTCTGTTTCGCACCGGCGTTGTAGTGCTCGCGCAGACTCACCGAGCCACTCAGACGCCCGTACGGGCCCAGTTTCGAGGATCGTCCCATGTCTAACGCGTACGTATACGCGCGTACCGATGGGTTGTCAAACCCAGAGGTAGAGCCGATTACGCATACGGCGGTTTTCGATGACGCTACGTCTACTTGTATGCCGCGCGAACGGGGCAATCCGGGCGCCTTCACGGCTGAGCAGAACACCGCCCTTCGTCGGGCTCTGCTGGAGTGGTGGGAGCGACCCGAGAACAAGCACCTCAGCCAAGGCGAGGTGGGCGTGGAGATCGGTATCGGCCAGCAGACGGTCTCCGCGTTCAAGAACGGCCGCGTCGGCGCCAGCTACTACACCGGGACGAAGATCGCGCACCTCGCCGGCTTCGATGGGGTTGACGACTTCTTCCGCGATCGCGGCGTCGCGGTGCCGGGGCGCATCTCGCGGTTCGACGATCCGTTCCCTCGCCGGCAGATCGCCGCGACAAACCTGATGCAGCAGAAGCGCATCGCCCCTGAGACCTACGAGTTCATCAAGAGCGACCCCGAGCACAACACCTACGCGCAGTCGGTGAAGGACTCGGTCTACTGGGCCGCCGTGCTCGAGACCGCCGACAAGATGCTCGCCCGGACGAAGCACGAGGACCCGGAAGCGCAGGCGGCGCAGGAGGCCATCCAGAAGGCCCAGGCGCGTCGAGCCCGCGCCGCCAGGCGTGAGCCACTGCGCGCCGAACGTGGAGGCCTGTTCGAGGTCGGCGTCCTTGTTCGCCTCCATGTACGCGTGCATCTGCTCGTTGACTTGCGCGCGCAGCATGCGGAGCTGCGCGTCC